AGTCTCGGTGACTATCCGAACATCAGCGCCCTCCTGGTCTGATGCTACGGATATGAAATTTCCTTGCTTAGACATTATTGTTTAGCAGGGCGACCGCGTTTAGCAGGCTCTTGGATAACGAGCTTATGCTTTGACGCATCGTAATCGGATTTGTTGATCTGTACGGGGCCGTTCTCGGTTTGGATGGTGACTACTTCGCAGGTCTGACTCATGCTCTATCTCCTAGTGGACTCAAGATTGCCCCCTCATAGAAGGGGCAACGGTAAGGCACTAGCCGAGCAGTAGCGCGGTGTGTTCAGGCTTGATGTTCTTAACGCCCCACGCTAGAGCTACTTCATACCGAACTTTACGGTAGCCCTTATACATGGAGAATTCCAAACTTAGGCCGCTTCGTGGATCGGTGATGGTCATAACATCTACGGCCAAATCACCTTCCTCTGGACGGGCAGGCAAACGAGCAGCAAGCACCAGTGCGGAACGGTTGAAGCACATGTTACGCGCCGAGGTAGCGCCAATGGTCATGGCAACAGCCGAGGCCGCAAGAGCTACACGCAGGCCAGGAGCCGCCAGAACAATAGTGCCAGGAGCCGCTACACCGGTAGTCACTACATATTTGTTGGTGTCCCCAGCAAACGTCACAGTATCGCCAGCCAACACAGTACCACTACCGGTGATGATCGGAATGGAGGTTGTGCCGATGGCAAAGCCGGTTGTTGCAGAGGTGTAGCTAGTGCCGGTTCCTTTAGTCTGCGTTACGACCTGGGCAGACTCGCGAAGCGGCATCCCTTGCAGGTCTAACAGCACACCTTGGCGCAGCATCGAGTCAGTACCGGCGGCGTTGACTGCCGACTGTTTGCCGATGAAGTTGGCCCCAGCGGTGGTATTTAACACCAACTGATTGTCGCTGCCTGGAGCGCCGTTATCTTTGAGGATTTTCAGCACATTCGACGCGTCGGTGTAATCGTTGGCGGTGCCGAAAGGCGTGGTTGTTGGCGTACCGTATGCGCGGGAGAATGTTGACTGTAGCGCAGCCAGATCCACCTCTACCTCGTTGGTAAGGCCGCGAATTGCCTGTGCGATTTTACCCGCTCGGCTGTTCATGTACCCTGGGCCGGTATTAAGCCCCATTTGATCATTACCGTTGAAACCGAACGGGAATGCTCGTTCTTTGGTGATGATGATCGGGGTTCCGGTATCTGTTAGTCCGGTGGGGTCTGGCGCTACCATCGCGGGAGTGATGTCTACGCCGGTGATGGTGGGCGAGATATCAACCAGGATCTCTTGATTGAGTCGGGCGCGAGCTGCGGATGAAGACATGGTTACGGACGGGATCATCCCCGTCAGTTCACGGGATACGACATCTAATGCCTCAAAGATGTCGGGTACGATTGCATCAATATTATTCTCAGCCATTGTTCAAATCCTCTATCTGGTCAGTTTCCCGCCGCCGCTCATAAATTTGGCTTGGGCGAGTGGATCAAGTGCGTCAAATTGGGCGCGTGTGATTTCTTTCGCAGCACCGCCGCCATTTGACCCACCAGCAGCACCGCCGCCAGAGGATTGATTGCCTTTAATCAGATGAGCTATCGAGGCACTGCCTGCGAACTCTTTTCGGAGGTCTTCGAGTTTAGAAACCGTCAAATCTCCATTGTTATCAGTAATTCTAATACCCTCATCAGTAGATTTCAAGCGTTTGGCCAATTTCTCGGCTAAATCCTGAGCCGCGAACTCTGATACAGGGTTGAGCGAGATAGCCAATTTCATAGCCTCGCTTAACTCTTTTTCCTTCCGCGTGGCGGTACCCATCTTCTCCAGTTGCTCGGCCAGGGTCTGGCGCTCAGTCTCGGAGGATTTGAAAAGCTGCTCATAGTTCCCGTCAGCCTCGGCCTTCTTTCGTGCTGCCTCAGTTGCTTGGCGCTCTGCCTCGCGGGTGTGTTTGTTGGCCTCGGTAATCTTGGCCAGCAGTCGGGCATTCTCAGCCTGTGAAGCGTTGAATTGCTCCTGTAGAGCTGCAATACCTGGGTCAATAGTCTTTTCTGCGGCATCAGGCGTACCCCCAGCATCGCCATCACCGCCGCTTTCCTCACGGTACATGCGGTCAAATTTCATATCTTGGTTGAACATTTCTACTCCTTCGGTCACTGACCTAGTTTACGGCACCGCCGCTGTCAAATCATTTTAGCTTATGTGGGCATAAAAAACACTATGTTGCAGAAATATGGGGAGTTGGAGATATTGATCACGTTAATAACTATCGGAGAATCTACATGGCAAAGGCATCAGCTAGAACAGGCGAGGGTGGCGGAATGCTTATTTTCGGCATGGACCCGAACATCAGGACAGCAGAAATGCACGGCGAAAGTGTATCTTTATGGGATAGAGATATTTCTTTGCTTGGAAAAGGCTTGCTTGGAGATCTTCTGGGGTCTGCAAAATACGATATGCTGGCGCACCATGTGATTGAAGACGGGTTTGCACTAGATTCTCCTGTTATTTACGGTAATGCGGGAACGATTCGAGAGATAAAAATATGCTCGCATGTGTACCGGTCAAACACGATAACCTACGACAAGAGGGAGTTATAGATAATGACTACAGACATAGACGCAGACCTGCAAAAGCATGAAATGTACAAACTAATCCACGCGATTAACAGGCTGAAGACCACAATATTACGGCTTGAGGAGGCAGCAATTGCGGCGCGCATAGACAGTAGCAGGAAACAGGCGACAATAGATTCTCTATCGGCTGCAATAGGCAAAATGAAACGCAGAGAGAAGCGCCAATCATAGTTTTGTTTTAAATAGGAGAGTGTTATGAGTGATTGTTGTATAAGGAAAATAGTTGGCACCGATTCTATAGTCATAGAAAAGGTGAAAAAAGAGGTGCGCAGCAAGAATATAACAAAACAGACCGTTGTTAGGACGGCGACTGCGGCAATAGTCCTAGATTGTGGGCACATGCTACCTGTAACGTTATTCTCAAAAGTGCCTGCAAACTCTACTCGGTGCTTGGTATGCGCAAGAATCAGTACCGGAAGGGAGCTTTACGGGTGGATGAGGCAGTCTATTAGCCGCCATATTTGGCAGAAATATGGCAACTCTGACATTATTTAGGCTCTACTTAGGAGGTTTTCACGCCTCCTGAAAAGCAATAGGATTCATACCCCTCAGCTCCTTGATGGTGTAGACCCTTCCTGTCGGGTCTGTGAAGCCGCCTATTTTGATAGCACCAGACCTGAACAGCTTAGAGCGTTCAGGCCCAAGAGCCTCATCGACGAATGCGGCGGGCTGCTTCTTTAGCCACCCGCCGTATGTTGTCTTGCTCCCAACCGCCTCAACACCATCGGCACCGATAGATGGGCGCTCACCTTTTAGCCCTGCTGCTAGGCTGTACTCAGGTTTTACGCGTGGTACCGTTGTTGACCTGCACCCATAATGTAGGCTTGGCTTCGGGCCTGGCATTCCATTCGGAACGAACTCCTGATCATGTTCCGCGCACGTAAGAGTCGTTGAGCTATCAAGCGTCGCAACAAATGTATACCCGTCGATAATGTCGGAGTTTGCGTCATAGGTAGCAGTCCTAGCCATAGATGATGTCGAGTTAGCAACCGTCCTCACCAAGGTATCAAGCTGCCGCCTTTGCAGGGTGTTGATTAGTGTACCGACCTTCTGCGATATAGTCGGAGTCGTATCGCCCAATACAAGCCCGTCTGTGATTGCCTGCATTATCTGCTTGGACTTTTTCGTGCCGAACTGGCGCAGAGATTCGTCTATGGTCTTCGAGCCAATCAGTGGGCCACCCATAGGCGCAGACTCAACAGCGGCGAGCAATACAGACTCAGCAGGAAGGACGAATGTAGCAGTTGACACTTTGTTGTATAGATTGACCGAGAATTCAGCCTCGTTCGATACCAGCTCCATGGCGTCCAGCTTAACCTTCTGCTTGATGGTGCCGAAAGCCTGAACTGATAGCTTCTCGATATCCTCCAGCACTGCCACCAGCCGGTTACGCTGGAACACAGTAGGCTCTTGCGATAGACGGGCGTTAATATCCCGCCTTAGTCGTGAGAGTGTGGCTATAGCTTCTTTAGAGCGGCCTGCCGCATACCGCTGGAGGAATACTTGGTGCCTTGTTGAGGCATCGACGAGATATTGCGTGGCGCTCATTACAGCATCACATCGGCTGATTCTGCCTCACCGTCAATCTCTTCATTCGTGCGCTCACCGTCAATCTCGCCCTCTTCCCTTAGCTTGTCCTGTAGGTCTGACTGGGCAATCACGCCACGGTCTAGCAGGGCAATGCGCGCCATGATGAGCTGCGGATCAACAGTTTTGTCATAGAATGATTTGTTAAGCTCGAAAATGTTATCACCAGTTCCGCCCATGAATTTCATGACATGCTCCAGGCTGCGCTCTATTGCCGCCTCCACGTTACTGACTACGGTATAGAGGTTCGCATTCTGCCCAGCGAAACGAATTTTTGCCGCCTCTGCCGTCTCCGTCCCGCTTGAATCTTGAATGATTCTGCCGCCGAGCTTAACAATCTGCTTCTCTTTAAGCTCCATGCCGCGCTCAGGCATTGTGTTATCTGATGGCTGTAGCAACTTAGCGTCAGCGCCTTCATTCAGCACTGCTGGCGCTCTTGACCCCATCCTTACCCCTGATTTATTGATCCTGTCAGCAGTCGTTTGATTTACTCCGGTGAAGATTGGCCACGGCTGCCCAACCATATACGAAGAGTCCTCGAAATCGGCTGAGTTGCGGAAATGAGCAAGGTTGATCTCTGCAATGTCGTAAGTTGGAGCCTTGTCCGGCTTAGGATTATTGTTTATTGATCCTGCAAACTCGAACGGTATGTAATTCCACCTCGCACCAGATGAGTTCCTCGGCTCCATGTATTCGATCACATTGTCGTCGTCATCATAGAGCATTTGAACGTATAGCCCGTCGATGATGCTCAGGACGCGAGTATATTTCTTGATCGAGTATGAGAAGCCATCAGGCGAGTATGATTTATGGTCTTCAATCAGCGATACGCTAGAGAGGCGCTCGACTGCGCCAATTATCTCGGTATCCCAATTAGGTATTGACTCTGGCCTATATGGTTTGATATTTGCCCGTAGCTGTAACGCTGTGACCTCCGCACTACTCAGGCCTTCCGGCGCAGCAGGGTAGTCGGTCAGGAAACCGTATCGCCCCGTCTGTAGCGTGTCGCTCACTGCGCCTTTAGCCATCTGCTCAAGTGACAATCCTGCACCGTTGGCATTCTCTACCAGATACTCAATCTCAGCCTGTAGCATGATTTCAGGGTCTTTTCTGAACGCCATCCCTAACATCCCATCGACTGTGGAGCCGGTGAAATTCACGAAGTTAGCGCGCATCAGGTAATCATCGTATCGAAGGCTGTTCTCGTGGCTGTCGTCTTCCGGTGACGGTTTTGGCAGGTACTTGGTGCGCCCAGCTTTGATAGCTGATGAGCCTGCAACACAGGCGCGGACAGTCTGCCACAGTGGCAGATTAGCGTCATATTCGGGATGATGGTCTGATGCTGGCATTAGCGGGTGAACCTCACGTTTAATTCTACTGCGGCCTGCTCAATCGGCCATTCGTAATCAACACAATACCCAATAGCTGTGGTCACATGCTGGTACTGGTTGTCCTTCTGATTCTCCTGAAACGTCGAACCTTCCTGCAATTGTACTGTACTTAGCCCTTTATCGCACCATTCCGCTGTTGCTGGGTTGACATACAGAGAGATTGCACCGTCTGCTGTGCGAATCTTTGCCCTTACTGAGTTTTGGCGGTCTTTGATAGCGGGGTGAGCGGCCTTCACTCGCCTGTCATAACTCCAGCCGTGGGCCTTCAACACCCCTTCGATGTCGGTATAGTCCGATGCGTGGCCGTGTTTCTCGCCGTTCTTGCCAGATGGGTCGCCGTATATCAGAACGTGCTTATTCAGGTGGTCTTTGTACCTATCGACAAACTCAAGCGCCGATTGCTTCGACACTGCCGATGTAAGGATTATCTCATCCAACAGGTATAGAGACTCTCCTCTGCGGACACCGATGGCAGATGATAGCGGGGTATAGTTCTGGTCGTGCATCCAAAGCAGTTGCTCATGCGACTCTATAGATGCGTCAGTGTGATTTGCCTTGCTATAGTCCTCGTAGATGCGCCCTGTGGCGGTCTCGAAACTGGCTTCATACTCTTGTTTATATTGTTTCTCGCTCATCCTGCCTTTAGCTGACGCGATTACCTCAGCGGATAGAATGTCTGATGATTTCCAGTGGAAAACCTTGGCATCAGGGGTCTTTCCTGAGTCAGCCTGGCAACACATATCATAGTAATGGTTCAGCCCATCAGGCACACCAAGGAACCAGCACCACGCAAGATACCCAGGTTTAGACGGGTTTTCAGTATCAAGGGCTGGCATGATGTTCTCATTAACTGCTTTGGCTTTAATGTCTGCAATCTCATCAATGCCGCCCCCTGTCCAGTTGACCCCTTCTATACGCTCTGGTTTGTCTAGCCCCAATACGTGTATTTCTGTGCCGTTTGGCATGTAGATTTTAAGGTCTGTCTCGGATGGTTTGCGGGAATGGGTCGAGCTGAAGGTTAGGAGCTTTAGATCATCCCAAAATATTTTTTTAGCTTGGGCATAAGTAGGGGCTGCGGCGAAATATTTTTCGTTGGGGTTTGTCATTGCCTGTTTAGCGAGGAAACGTTTAAACCGCTCTGTTTTTCCGCTCCTCCGGCCTGCCGGTACTAGCGGGAACCTTATGCCACTGTGGACAGCATCAACAAGGGCGAGCTGCACAGGGTGGTCTTTGAGCTTGTACCACCTCTCTGCCTCACGCTCTATGTGCAGACTCACGACGGGAGCTTGTCCGCCAGGATAGCAAGGGCTTGAGCCAGTGCTTCATTTGGGTCTGTCTTCTGCTCTATTTCGACGGCTTTTAGGTCTGGAAGGTATTTGTTCACTAGGCGCATTTTGATGTCTGCTGCCGCTTTCATCCTATTAACATCTGAATTTTCAAGGGGTTGCGATAGGTCTCCCAATTTATCAGCTATATCAATGATGTGTTCTATCATACCCCTGGCGGATAATTGCTCCCTTATAGCCTCCTGCCGTATCTGCTTGTTCTGCGTTGCTCTTGTAATTCCACTCTTCATCTGTCACCGACTAGACGTTGCGGGCACTGCCCTGGATAAGACATGGAATTATAGGCTTTCCCGCCCCATGTGGCGAGGAGGATAGGCGTTCGGCTTTACCCAAAGGTGCGCTTCACTCATTTTCCCCCCATGTCACAAACGGCCTAGAGGTTGCCGATTCACATAGACCGAGAATCCCCAGTCATGGCTTGTGATGCCGTGGTGAATAAATGCCGGTTATGTGTCCGGCGTGGCCGCGTCATCGCCACCATTCGGCATCATGCCCCATATCACGCCTCACTTTATCCGCCGCGCTCATGAGTCTCGCGCTGGTATAGTACCGATATTGCTCACGGTTCCGCTAGACTAGATTGAGGCTAGTCACACTATCCGCCATTTCTGACTGATTAGGTTAATCTCTTCCTGCTCAATGTTATCAGTGCTCATTCCATACCGCCTTTGTTGTTGTTGGAAAATATGACCTTTGATAGTGACTCTGCTTGCAGTTCGCCTACTCCCCATCGCGGGGCGGATAACGCGGCCTAGACCTATCTCGCTGCCTGACATCTAGACTAGTTTAGATAGAGCCACTATCAAAGCCCGCTCTTTCGCCACCTGCGCGGGTACAGGCATTATGGGAAAACTTAGAAACCCTGGCTTGCAGATTATTCACCAGCACAGACTAGGTTGGAAGCCTTGACCTATTTACTACTAGGTGGCGCCTGTACTGGCATTGCGATCTGCCATCGCGTGTACGTTAGTTTAGTCCACTGACTGAGCTAGTGCAATCATCCTACCTTGTTGCCCTGGCAGCGCGCATTATCTTAGCGATAGTGCCAAAACTTGTAATAACCGCTTTGCCGGAAGCATGGGAGCTTCCCTCCACGCCACTAGACATAATCGCTATGGCCTGTGCGCGCGCCATAGCCGCGACACCTGCACATTGAGCCATGGCAATGAACATCCGCCTCTTATAAGGCTTAGACATCGCCGTATCTATCCACTTAACGCCGCGCCACTTGGATGACTTACGCTTCCTGTTACGTTGTAGGCTCATTTCACCACCCCTGTGATGCGGAAGGCGATGATGTCGTGCTCAGAATTATCATTTTCCCAGCATATATCCCACCTGGAAGAGGCGGCCGTATTCCCGCCGCGATCCGTGCCACCCCCACGGAATACCACCTCCACCTCCACGTTACCAGGCACAGGGAATTTGCCTCCAGCCCAGTAGTAGAATGGGGATTCATCAGGAACCCATGAGCTAATGCCGATTGGAGGACGAACTATTGTTTGTTTACTGTTCAGATTTATAACCGGCAATCCACCATACTGCTCAAAGAACTCCCAGTTGACCGCGTCCCAGTCAATCTCAGGTTTCGTGTCGTCGATGATGGCGAACTCAAACATCGACATATTCCACCTAGTATGTGTAGCGCCACAAGTAAACCTCCACGGGAACCTATTGTCTGTGCGGTAGGCGAACGGCTCACCCTCACTAGCGCGCTTTAGCACTTCCCACGGTTCAAGACCTTCGATTACTTTGATTTTCATTTCACTCTCCCGTTATTTAGACAATACTAGTCATAAGAGCTTCTGTGGAATCCATCCCACAAGGCTATTGTTCACAAGCCATTCAAAGCATCTATACGTTTATCCGCATCACTTCCCAATCCTTGGAGGGTGACCCTGTTCCTGATTCCACATACAACGGTTTACGCTTCTTGCTCCCCCGCTCTTAAAAGGGGTGTATAGATAACTGTGCATCTGGTACGCCAAGGCATTAACTCAGCCTGTTGTTGACCCATTCGAGAGGCCCAGACGCAAGAAAAGACAGCTTTAGTTGTTCTGCGTCCGGTAAGCTGGTCGGCAACACGGATTCCCCTAAGGGTTTAAGACGCAGAACACTGAAACTGTCTTCTAGGATGCCGACCAAAGCTACCTACCACCGATTATAGCCTCCTTCGGCTTAACAATCCACAGTACCCTCCCGCACGCCTTGCACTGCTCGAAACTTCCTACCTCCTTTTTCTTCCTAATTACCGTATGGGATGATGTCTCACCGCCACATTTGCACTGCATCTTCTTTCCCCTATTCTACCGGCTTCTTCAAACCTTTAAGGTTCCCATCGCCGCCATGTAGCACCCCAGAAGACCTGCATCTACATAATCATCAATGCGCTTGTCAATATCCTTGTGCCGAATTGACAGCATGTCAGCACCTTTTGCCGTTGTCCCGCCGCCTGTCTTTGCTCGGATCTCTTCGGCAACCTTCTCCAGCGCCTCATCGGTCACAAATTTCATTATTACAGGATTGGCTCTGTAGTTCATGATTGCCTGTGCTGCGTGATTTGCTAAAGTTTCCATCTTCTTTCCCCTGTTCGTTTTCGATGATTCATTATCAGCCTAAACCGCCATGATGTGAAATACCGATTTTCTATGCCGGTATTAACTCACTTTATCCTCCCAATCACCCTGGCGACCATTCTCATTATCCCTACCCTGACCAACCTCTGGCCGAGCCTGTTGCGCTGTATGGCGTTAAACCAGCCCATGAGGGACGCGAGCCTATATAGTAAGCTGCGCACTACAGGCAGGCCGCACAGGTGACGATATGGACTATTTCTATGGCGTATCCGCAGAGCATTATCATTTGTTTCTCCTGTATAGGAAGAGTCTGTCTATTTCTGTTTGCATAGAGTCTGCCTAACTCGTGTTATGGCTCAATAGGAATGTGAGTCCACCTGTCTGGGTCTCTGTAGTTATTATCCACATCAACACAAGCAGTCCCTCCGTATCTATCGCATTTAATATGTATAACTCTAAACACGAATGGCCTATGCTGGCCCTTCCTTCCAATTACCCACACTCCGGCAGGAGGAAGTCCGTCTTCCTTTTTAGTCCAATTAGCCATAACAAAGCGCTCGTGCCGACCTGCTGCGTCGGCGTCTGATTTAATTGCGGTGGTTTCGGTCATCGTCATTGTCTCCAGTTGTTTCGGGCCGCAGGCAGCACAGCTTTGTAGTTATTCGTCAGTACCATCCACTTGATCTGAAATGTGGCGGGTTCTTTTTATATTCCGAAGCCTGCTCCAGTGCTCTAATCCCGATAGCCTCCACATCGCTATTCGATAGACGGTCAAACCAATCAGCGCCAGAGCTATCAACGCACGATTGAACCTCGGCAGACGGTGACATGATGCCAACGCTAGTATCTGTGCCCTCAATCTCTACTTCGCACGCGAGATCTACCTCTGCGTAAAAATCACCGGCGCAGTCGTAATGCTCATGCGCCCAGTTTACGGTAATCATGGAACCCACCTCACGCAACGATTCTTTCCGAGAAATAGCATAAGCTCGCGCATTGTCATGTCCTTTGGTAGATTAATCATTGCCATACCCTCCCATGTGATACCGATGCGCACCATCCTGGATAAGGCCGACCTGCTCACGCCACCAGGACTCAGCAGACCGACCAACCCTCCGGCGCACTGCTCTGGTAGTTTTAGACCAGCTAGACCCGATCAATGCCTCAGTATTCATTGAGCCAACATCAAAGCGGTAGCAGTCGAGGTTATACGGTGGGTAGTTGGTGCGTTTTACATAGTACTGTTTCATTTTACCACCTCCTAGTATTTAATCATCATGTTTTCGACAGATCCAGATAACACCAATTTGATGAAAGCCTTTCCTTCCTTGTCACCAATGCCAGCCGATAGCATAGCCTCAAGAATAGCGTTGTTCACTTTTCTGCGATTCTCTTTGTCTTTTGCCCGTGCCGCGTCCTCATCAGATATGCGTTTTTCTTCCGCCACCCTGGCTGACTCTTTCGCATCTGCTGCATCCTTGGCGGCTTTCTCTGATGCCGCAACGTCATTAATCCTGCGCTGCTCTGCTGCTTTCTCAGCCTCTAACTGCTCGCGCTTTGCTCGCTCTTCCGATGCTTTCGCCTCTGCAACTTTCCGCTCTTGTTCCGCCCTCTCTTTAGCTGCTGATTCGCGCTCGTTGGCAATTGCCTGTTCTGCTGCATCCTTGGCAATTTGAGCCTCGCGTTTAATGCGCGCCTCCTCTACCTCTTTACGTTCAACCTCAACGCGTTCCGCCTCTGCAATTTCTAACTTTTCAGCAGCTATGCGCTCAATCTCAAAATTCCTGTCGAATAGCTCGTTTTCCATCACCGCAAAATCGTAAGCGTCAGCAACATCTTTAGCGAGCCTTTCACCTTCAATGCGCGCCTTTTCAGCTTCCTCCCAGTCAGTTAAAGGTTTACGAACCTCATCACGCAGAGCATCAAGCCTGTCACGAATCATCTTCCGCTCGTTGTCAACGGCCTTTGATTTAGACTTCCAGTCTGTCACCAGGTCTTTACCAAGACCATCAAGCGCCGTCTTGGACTGAGACACCCTGTAAGCAAGTGAAGCTATTTCCTTGCGCCCTGTGGCCGTTGACAGGTCAGGCACGAAACTACGCACCTCTGATTCGATCTTTCCAACAATCGCTTCAGCACTGTCGCAGCAATAAACCTCTAAAGCTGTAGTTTTTTCACTAATCACTAAATCATTCATTTTATCACCTCCATTTGATACCGGTAAATTCCGGCATCGCGCTGACATTTTATTTTCTTTCCATTGTCGCGCAGTTCCGAGATTATTGAGTTAACGGCGCATACGTGAGCGGCCATCATGATGTACCTCGTGCTGTGCGGATTGCCATCACCGAGTATTGATAATACCCTGCGCAACCGTTCGCTCTTTTCTATTTTTGCTGAGTTCATATATCACCTCCTGTTCGATGATTCATTCTCTGACAGTTTCTATGATATGTGAAATGGAATGTTTCTATACCCATATAAGTAAAATCTATAGGCATAAAAAAGCCCCACATAAGCGGGGCAATGGTGTTGCAGGAGGTGTATGGACAGTATAGCGGCTTAATCTGGCTTGTCTAGTCTGTATGCGTGTGCTAGTCTTGTTTGCGTGATATAGCAGTCACCTTAAATAGTTAACAAAGCTCTGTTGTCTTTCCTGGTCGGGTACTATTTCCCACTGCTATCCAGGTAAGACGGCAGAGCTTTTTTATTGCGAGGCAAAAATGCACTACTACCAATTTAACATAGCAGATTATCGAAAGGATACGGCCCACCTGTCACCGATTGAGCATTACATATATCGGCAGCTGATGGATAGCTATTACCTAGATGAGAAGGCAATACCGAAAGAAACCCAGTCGGTTATGCGGCGGTTATGCATCGGTTCTGATGGTTTAGAAATGCTTAATAATGTACTAGTTGATTTCTTCTTTTTAGTTGGTGATGAGTGGCATCATAAGCGGATAGATGCTGAAATTAATTCATACCATGAAAAGGCTGCAACTAATAAAGAAAATGGCAAAAAGGGAGGCAGGCCAAGAAATCAACAACTTAGCGATGCTAATAAACCGAAAATAACCCAGCCGGTTAATTCCGCTAACCAAAACGAAAGCGAAACGAAGCCTAACCAAGAACCAAAGAACCAAGAACCAAGGAACCAAAGAACCAATAACAACAGTAAAACAAAACTAAACTTCGAGTCATGGCCAAATGAGCCAAGTGCTGACATTCTTTCAGACTGGAAGAAGGTGAGACAGAGCAAGAAAGCCCCACTAACGCAGACAGCTATTTCGAGAATGGCAAAGGAGATAGTTTTAGCTCATGCAAGCGGGTTTACTGTTGACGACTGCATTGGTCAAGCAGTGGAAAGGGGGTGGACAGGATTCAAGGCCGAATGGATGCTGAATTGCAACGGGGTAGAAAAACAACAGCCATCGAATTACAAGGATCTGAACTAATGAAAAACTACGATACAGAGCTAGCCCTGGTTGCTGGCCTTATGCAGGACAACGCTAGAATCATGGAAGTTGACCTGCTTGCTGAGGAATTCGCCTACGAGGAGCCGCGCAGCATATACATTGCAATCCAGGAGCTGACGCACCAACGCATACCGGCAGATATAATCACAGTAGCTGAATACATGGACGCAAGGCACGGCGGCGCGCACTGGTTCAATCGCATCGGCCACTATGTCGCTAACGTCACCTGTACCAATGCCAGAATCTACGCTGATTCGATCCGTGCCAGCGCCACAAAGCGCAGAGCGGTAGAGATAGCCCAAGCTCTGCTAGAGGGGGCAAATGATGGCCAACCGGCTGTAGATGTGGCAATCGGCGCACTTATGGAGATAGGAAGAAGCACACGCAAATACGAGTACACGATAAAAGAGACGCTAAGGGCCGCTGTAGACGATATAGAGCGATCAATGGAGCTGGGGGATATGCCAGGGCTACCAAGCGGAATCGAAGCATTAGACGGCCTTACAGGCGGCTTCCACGATACTGACTTTATTGTGATAGGGGCAAGACCGGCGATGGGTAAGGAATTGACAATGGACTCATTAGTGCTATTATCTAACGGAAGATTTAAGCCAATGAAGGATATAGAAATGAATGATGATGTGGCGTCTGTTGATGGGAGAGCGTCTAAGGTTGTTGGTGTTTATCCGCAGGGGGTGAAGCCGGTGTATAAAATAACCTTCAGTGATGGCAGGAGTGTTGACGCTGGGCTAGACCACCAGTGGGAGGTTATGTATAGGGGGTGGAGTGATCCTCGGGTACTGACAACCAGCCAACTGATTCACAAGTTAAAGTGCAAGAGGTACAGCAATAGGATCTATATTCCAAATCATACGGCTGACTTCGGTGAGGATGTGGATATTAATATTGACCCGTATCTTCTCGGTGTTTTGCTTGGTGATGGAAGCTTTGCAGGGCAAGGGGTTAAGTTGACAACATCGCATAGCCATATTATTGACAAGATAAAAGCCAAGCTTATGGGGTGTTCACTGAAGTCTGCTGGAGGGATAGATTATAGAATATCCAGCAGACCAGGCTCTAAAAACAAGCTCCTTGATGAGATAAGGAACCTTGGACTTGGTGGCGCTTTATCCCACCAAAAGTTCATACCTGCTAATTATTTATCTGCCACTAAAGAGACTCGACTTGAGATTATGAGAGGGCTAGTTGACACGGATGGAACCGTAGAAAAACATGGGTCAATGACGTACACGAGCACCAGTAAGCGGTTGGCTAGCGATTTCCAAGCGCTAGCTAGGTCACTTGGCTCATACGCGTCTATGACATCAAGAGTCACAAAATACACTTATCTTGGCGAGAAGAAAGAAGGGAAGCGATCTTATACAGTGTGCATAAGTTGCGCGCACTATGGCGATTTTGTCACGTTGCCAAAAAAGAAAGATAGGATATTGCATGGCAAATCAAGCAGGAATCTAAATATTAAAACAATAGAATATATCGGTGACTTTGACTGTCAGTGCATATCTGTTGACCATCCGCGAAGCCTCTATATGTCAAATGATTACACGGTAACTCATAACACGGCATTTATGCTTAATTGCGCCCTTGGAGCTAACGCCTGTGTCGGAATTATGTCCACAGAGCAGGGCTATTCCCAGCTCGGTACGAGGCTGATAGCCATAGACGGAAAAGTATCAATCAGCCGGATGAGAAGAGCGCAGCAATTGGACGATTCAGATTTTGCCCGCATTACTGGATCTTCAAACCGTATGATGGACGGTGAAATCTATATCAACGACATGCCATCACCGACGCTTGCTGATATAGCCAGGCAGGCAAGGCAGTGGAAGTTCAGGAAGAATATTAAAGCCCTGTATATAGACTACATCCAGCGGATAAAAGTTACCGGTTCAGCGCCACGCCATGAGCAGATAGGCGATATTGCTATGGGTCTAAAAGAGCTTGCGAGGGAGTTGAATATCCCAGTGATAGCATTGGCGCAAGTCAATCGTAACGTGGAGCAGAGGGCAGACAGGAGGCCAGGAATGGCAGATCTAAAGGACTCTGGCGGGATTGAGCAAGAGGCAGATATGGTTATGACGTTGTATCGGGATGAAGTCTACAACCAGGACACGCAAGACAAGGGCATGATAGAGATACTCATTGCCAAAAATAGGCACGGAGAGACCGGCAGATTGAGAGCGGCATGGATGGGCGAGTATCTGAAAGTAGGGACGCTTGAGAATAGGTATTAACTAACCTTATACCGCCATAGAAACAAGTGATTTGTGATTATTGCGGGGTTTGGTATTGTTTGCGTAACGCTGGAGTTAAAAGGGCGCAGCACAGCGCCGACTACAAAGCGCAAAATGTAAAGCGCTCCTTTTGAATGACTTGTTATAACGCGAGGTGAACGAAGATGAGTAACGGATTTTTACGATACAAAGGGTACTCAGGCACCGTGTGCCAAGATGACCAAGGTTGGAACGGTAAGCTGATACGGAAGCCCAACGGTGAGGCAATGTTTGACTTATGGCTATATGAAGCCGATAACTACGAAGCCCTAAAGCCAGCATTTGCAGAGGCCGTTGATAGCTACGAAAAATCATTAGCGTTATAACTTTTGAGCTAACCGGCGATGAGCCAGCAGGAGGTGAACGATGAGCACTGAAACACCGGAACAACCAGAACCCGCAGAATGTCGCGGCGAAGCGTCCGATTCGTTTAGCGATTTGTTATGTGGCTCTTTGGAGTTGGTGGTAGATCCTATTGATGAGGCGCTAGAAGAAATATCCGCTATCGCTGCTGCTTGGCAGAAGAACCGAGACAGGAAGCGGCCATCTCCTATATTGCGTAGGGCATTAATACATGCAGCGCAAGAGTTGGTGGATGAGGTTCATATATTCCATAAACGTCAGTCTGACGAAGCCAAGGATAGAGCCGTATAACGACTAGCTGTGCCGACTGCGGCCCGAAACAACTGGAGACAATTAAGATGACCGGAACTACTGAAATTAAAGCGCCCTCCGACCTAGCAGGTCAGAACGAGCGCACTGTTATGCGACCAGACGTAACTGCCACCGCTTTTGTTGAGGGTTACCACGACGGCAGTAAAGACCCAGGATATGTAACTTCAACACAGCCAGGGAGTGTTGTTGTGCCTGACAGGTACAGCGCCAACGAAGTTGATGCAGTTAACTATAAGTCTGGATATAGGTCTGCGATAAATTAGACGTATAACGACCATGCTAAGGTGCGCCATACCGCGCACCACAGAGCTTAGAATTTACCACAAAACGTGACGCGGTATGGTGTCGCCTGGAGCTACTTGTTATGTGTGACCTACATAAAAAACACATGAGTTTGATTGATGCCGTGAATAATGCTGAGAACGATCAAATGAGATTGATCGCAGACTTAACATTGCGAGGCTGGCGAGACGGTATCGCAGACGCGGGGATCAATCTCGGAAATATGCTGATAAATGCAGACCTTGAGCAGATTGAGCGTGGTAATGATGTTGCTATGTGCTGCGGAGTATTCATTTAACACATAACAGGTGAATATACGGAATCCGTATATCTCCAGACAATCATAAACTAATTTTATGCGCCTATAGAAAACATTGAATATCTACAGGCGTAATCATCCGCTAAAGTGGCATCTTTAAGAGGTGGAATATGAATGACTTAGTTGGAAAACAATACGGGCAGATATCGGCGCAGACGGTTACACCGATGGACATGCTCCAAATGGCAATCCAGCAAGGTGCAGACCTGGATAAACTAGAAAAGTTGATGGATATGAAGGACAGGCACGAGGCGAACGAGGCGCGGAAAGCATATGTCCAGGCGATGAGCGCATTTCGATCTGGCTGCCCAGCAATAGCAAAGACACGCGACGGGCATAACAACCGATACGCAGGACTTGCCGAGACTATCGAGCAGATTAAGGGCGTTCTTTCTGCTTGTGGCCTGTCTCACTCTTGGGAAATGTCGCAACAGGGTGAATCAATCACCGTTACATGCTGTATTACTCATTCAATGGGTCATCAAGAGTGCACCTCTATGACTGCTCCGCCAGACGCTGGAGGCAGTAAAAATAAGATTCAGGCGATAGCGTCCACCGTTTCCTACCTTGAGCGGTACACCCTATTCGCAAAGCTCGGGCTAGCATCCGCTGAAATGGACGACGATGGGAACCTTTCCGGAACTAAAGTCGAGTATATCAGCGCCGAACAGATTGCTACGCTGGAATCACTGGCAGAAGAAGTTGGAGTGAAAACGCAATCAATGTGCGCTCATTACAACTGCAGGCACATCGGTGTATTTCCGGCGAAACTGTATAACGATGCAGTCGCTAACCTTGAGGGGAGGAGAAAGTAATGGAGCAAGGGTCGCAAGAATGGCTGTTGGCGCGATGCGGAATGGTGACAGCATCAAGGGTATCTGATGTGGTTGCTACGCTTAGAGGCGGTGGGCCTGGCGCAAGTAGGGCGACTTACATGGGTCAGCTTATAGCTGAGAGGCTCTCCGGAGAGCCTGCCTCGTCTTTCTCCAGTGCGGCTATGCAATGGGGTACTGAGACAGAGCCAATGGCTAGAGGGGCTTACGAGTGGGTTACGGGCGGAACTGTAACGGAGGCAGGCTTTATCCAGCACATGACTATTGAAATGGCTGGAATGTCTCCTGATGGTCTTATCGGTGATGATGGGCTAGTTGAAATTAAATGCCCTAACACATCGACGCACATTGATACATTGCTAAGTGAAAAGGCTCCAGCTAAATACATCGACCAGATGCAATGGCAGATGGCATGTAGTGGGCGGGAATGGTGCGATTTCGTTAGCTATGACCCACGGATGCCTCTTAGCATGAATATGTATATAACTCGAATAATGCGCGACGATGCAAGAATAAACCATCTTGAATCATCGGTAATTATCTTCATCGAAGAAATGGACGATAAAATCAAACAATTAACAAACCGATACAAGGGGTAATTCATGAGCGACATTAACGGCATTACAATCACTGGCAACCTCGGGCGCGATGCCGAGCAGAAATTCACCAAGGACAGTAAAGCGGTGGTTTCTTTCTCGGTGGCCAATACAACCGGATTCGGAGACAAGGAACAGACGAACTGGTTTAATTGCGCCATCTTCGGCAAGAAGGCAGAGGGCCGACTTCACGAGTACCTGAAAAAAGGAACACAGGTCACGGTTCAGGGCGAGGTTACGCTTAACGAGTACACCAATGCCGACGGACAGAACAAGGCGAGTCTAAAACTGTTTGTGACTGATATTAAGCTACAGGGCGGAAGGTCATCAGGTGAAGGCCAGCAAACGCCACAGCAGCCGCAGAGGAAGCCACAAAACCAAGGGCAGCAATCACCTCCGCAGCAGCCAGCCGGTTTTGCTGATTTCGATGATGATATCCCATGGTAAAGGTTTACTTCGGCGATGAGCGTGATTATTGCCTTAGCTGCCCGTTGCCTCCTGAAACCTGTGACAGTAGAACAGCACTGTGCAGGTACAGGGAGAACACCAGCGGGAAAGATAGGCGATTGCGGTCAAGGGGGGCGATGATTAAAGAGTCGTGCGGAGTGAGAGAAATTCCACTCTTCAAGCTCAACGGTGGAATGTCTGAGTTTTGCCGTGATGTCGCTAAATATTCCGAACCAGGGATGCACGATTTCGACTGGGGGACATGATGAATAGAACAGAATCACAGAAATACATTGACCGGCATACTGCGCGAGAGGCGATTACTCTTGCTTGCTCGAATATCAAACGGTTATGCACTGAGCCTGAGAAACAAAAAAAGCTCTCTGGCGTGATTGAGTCGCTGGAGCATGTGCGCGATTCGTTGATCGGTAGCTGATATGCAGGTTCTTATGCTAATTGTCGGGATAATTATAGTAGTTGTGGTGTTGTGACCTGCACACATGACCGCTATAGAGCGCATCCGTATATGAGTGATGCTGAGGCCATGCGAATGATTAAGGCCAAAAATGATGTCTGTTATATGGGCATGATAATTAAGTCATGCGGCGATTGCGGCGCTGATATATCGCATGGGAGAAGGGTGATGGTTAAGACAGTGAAGGAGGTTCTTGGTGGGTAAACGTAAATTCATCATCAATAATCAACAGATTCGCTCCCGTGCCGCTGCCGAGGTTGCAGCTATCAAGGGCGATGATTGCATGGAGGTAATCATTCAGCCATACGTAGACGACCAGACAGTGGAACAGCGCGGCTTTTTCCATGTACTGGTCAAGATCCTGGCCGATGAGCTTGGATATTCTCCGGACTCGATGAAGCAGGCGATTAAAGCTGAGACATGGGGCACTGATACAGTCGAGGTCTGCGAAATGACGGTGGACGTTATCAGGTCATCGGCAGGCGCTAAGAAAGATGAGTATTCCGAGCTTATCGAAACGACTTACCGATTGGCTGCAAACTATGGCGTAATTTTGCCTAATGCGAGGTGGCAGGGTGAAACCTAAAAAGTGCAAAGTATGCGCTACTGAATTCTCGCCAGCCATGTCACTACAGCGCACATGCTCGCCACGATGCGCTATAGAAGACGGGCGAGTGTCGCAGAAGAATGAATTTAAGCGCACAACTCGGGTAATGAAGGCCAAAGCAAAGACCAAAGCGATGTGGCTGAAAGAGGCTCAGGCCGTATTTAATAAGTTCATCCGACTGAGGGACTCGGTAGCGCCTTGTATCTCATGCGACAGGCATCATCAAGGCCAGTACCACGCAGGCCACTACAGGAGCGTGGGGGCTAACCCAGAGCTTAGATTTATAGAGAGTAACTGCAACAAACAGTGCTACCCATGCAATACGCGGCTTTCAGGGAATTTAATTAGATACAGGGTTAGATTGATTAGGAAAATAGGGATTGATCGGGTCGAATGGCTCGAAGGCCCACACGAACCGGCAAAATATACTGTTGATGACATCATCGCTATAAAAGCCGAGTACACAAAAAAGGTGAGGGAGTTAAGCGAATGACACCATTACAGAAGCAGTGTGCTACCAGGAAGGCAGAGAGAGCGCAGGAGAAATTTATTGCAAGTCAGAGATTGACTAAAGACGGCCAGATACGCACGTTGTCACAGAAGCTAGTACGGGCAGAGGTTGAGATGTCGGCGCTGAAAGATGAGCTTACTAAGGCAAAGTTTGCTTTATACGCGTATAGAAATGTTTGATTTGATAAGTTTTGTTGCTGACTGGACAATAAC